TGCTTGCGTACCAAGCCTTGAACTGGGTTGAAGAAGATACGCTTGACTCATGGATGACGTATATGTCCCGTATGCAACGTGAGGTGCAAGCCTTGTTCTGCACCAGCGTCATCAAGAAAGAAAGCAAGCAGTTTGTTCTTGACAACGATCAGTTCACCAAGTTCGCAATCGCCAAGCAATACTTGTTTGCGTGAGGCAACCATGAATACACACATTACACCTTCACAACGCCTTGAGCGTGCTCACGTATCCTTGCTACGTGACAAAGAATATATGTGGTTGGTGGGCATCATCCCTATGGGCAGGAACGAAGTGGTGGATGACCCCCAGATAACCGCACGCACTGACGGCCTCAACACCGAGTACGGCAAGCAGTTCATTGAGAAGCTGACCGATGCTGAATTGATGGGGCTTGTGCTCCACGAGAAGATGCACTGCGCGTTCAAGCACCTGCGTACTTGGGCTTACCTGCATGATGAAGATCATGAACTTGCAAACATGGCGTGCGACTATGTGATTAACTTACCCATCCAAGATAGATACCACAAAGATGGTTTTGTGAAACTACCTGATGGCGGGTGCGTTGACGCTAAGTACCGTGACATGGATGCAGGGCAAGTGTTCAAGCTACTCAAGCAGGACAACAAGCAGAAGAGACAGCAGGGCTTTGACCAACACGATTGGGATGGGGCGGCTAAGCTGACTGATGCACAGGCTGAAGAATTGAGCAAGGTGATTGACCAAGCGTTACGGCAAGGCAATATCTTTGCAGGCAAGGCAGGTGCGAACGTTGACCGCAACATACTTGAGATGCTCAAACCCAAGGTGGATTGGCGCGAGGTACTGCGTGACTTCATTACCAACTGCAAGCCCGGTGATGACTACACATCGTACAGACGCATTGACCGCAGGTTCATGAGCCAAGATGTCATGGCACCCACATCGTACAGCGACAGCGTGTTTCGTATAGCCCTTGGTGCGGATACATCAGGCTCTATTGATGACAAGGTGTTGGCAACATTCCTTGCAGAAGTTCAAGGTGTATGTGATTCGGTTAAACCCGAACTTGTGGACTTGATGTATTGGGGGCACAATGTAGCTGCACACGAAATCTACGAATCCGATTCGATCAGTACACTGCATCAAAGCACACGACCCAAGGGTGGGGGTGGTACAGAGCCGAGTTGCGTCACACGCTATATGCGTGAGCAGCGCATTGTGCCTGACTGTGTTGTCATGCTGACGGATGGTGATGTATTTGGTGACTGGGGCGGTGACTGGCCAGCCCCTGTGCTTTGGTGCATCAACAATAAACATACCACTGCACCGCATGGAGTCACGGTGCACATTTAAGGAAGTAATGGAACGGAACCCCAAATGTATGTATCGGATTGTGAAGATACCCACGACAGGGCGTTGGAAGATCACGGTATTTCAAGGCGCAGTAGCTAAGATGAATGCGTCTTATACAAACGAAGCATTGCCTGAATGGATACGCAAAGACGTTGCGTTACTGAGCATGGTGCACAACATGGATGACATACCTTCCATCGGGCACCGTGTAGGCGATGCGTATTGGTTACAACCAAAGGATAAAGATGAAAGCTGTACTGGAGTTTAACTACCCAGAAGATGAACGCAAACTACTGTATGCGATCAAGGGCAAAGAGATGTACGTAGCTCTTGTCAATCTCAGGGTACTTGTAGCAAAGCAGTTAACACACAAAGCGGATATGGCCGACACACTGAATGGTGTGCGGGATGTCATTGATGATATTTTTTATGAACTAGGAGAGTGAGATGAAAGAACCAGCATTTCCTTTAGTGGCGAAAGATAAAACTGGGATGATGATTAACATGGGCATGAGCCTGCGGGATTACTTTGCGGCTAAGGCTATGCAAGCAATTGTTAGCCGTGGCATTGTGAACGAAGTACCATTAGAAATTTATGCAACCAACGCATACAAAATGGCAGATGCAATGCTGAAAGCCAGAGAAGCATGACATGGCCGTTCCCCCCATTTCCAAACCCCAAGGACAAGAACGACAAGCGAGAGCCGAAGTTCAACCCCGACAACTACGAGGATGCACCGAGATGACACAAGATGAAATCATTGAAATGACTAGGCAAGCGGGAGGATTTGATGCAACACCTGCATTTTTAGAGCGCTTTGCCAAGCTAGTAGCACAACATGAGCGCACAAAACTGCAAGGGCAGATTGAAACTTTGCACGCTATGTACGAATTGGCAAGTAAGCAACGCGACTACCTGATGGAGCAACAAAATGCGCAAGTAGCCGCAATGAGAGGGAAGATGCAATGACACAAGATGACGATGACATTCAAGACTACGTTCGCCCTTGGGTAGGGCTGACGGATGAGGAGCGAGATTACTTTACGTACATTGACGAAAAAGATAAAGCTCGATTCCGCAAGTATTTTGACTACATTGAAGCCAAACTCAAGGAGAAGAACACATGAAACCAATTCAATTTGAAATAGATGAGATACCACAGACAGGAACTATTGACCAAGATGGAAACTTTAAGTTTTATGTTTATGGCTCAAACATGGGTGACGATGATTTTTCTGAGGCCATTGAAACTTTGCAAAAACTGTGGGATTTAGAAACGGATGTATCTCTCAAAGTTAACATCAAACTCAAAGATGTTTACGAAAATTTGTTTGATATGTACAACGCACAGGGCAAGATTGAAAAAGAAGATACACCGCTTTTTGAAAGCCTACGTAAAGACTGTCAATGGATTATTAACCAGATCAATGCATTGGAGATGAACACATGACCGACTGGACAAGCGAAGAAGACGAAGCCTTCAACGATGTTGAAAAACACAGCAATCTTGGCAAGCAGATTTTGCGTGGCATTGAGGGGCAACCCTATCACTACGATGTGTTTGTGTCGCCATCCCAACGCAACACAGTCTTGGAAGAAGTTGCCAAAGAGTTTGACGCAATGAAACCATTTGGTGATACCGCCGCAAGCTTTGCGGCATTTGTAAGGGGCATGAAGCGCAATGCCTAGACCTAAACCACCCGAGCCACTCAAGCACAGGTACTTACGTATGTCAGACAGGCATTGGATCATATTCAAACAACTTGGCGGTGCTGAATGGCTACGCGAACTTCTCGAGAAGAAAGCGCCCATGCCCAAGCAGTACTACGACACACTTTTACAGGAGAAAACTAAATGATTGAACTTGGAACGCAACTTGAACTCTTCCCAACTGCCAATGATATGCAGGTGGGAGGTGACCACTACATGGATAAATCCATACAGCCTTGGGACTTTATCATCAGCAACAACCTTGGCTTTCTTGAAGGCAACATCGTCAAGTACATCTCACGCTGGAAAGACAAGGGCGGGGTAGATGATCTGCGTAAAGCACAGCACTACTTAGCCAAACTGATTGAGGTGCAAGATGGAAAAGCTTAAGAAGAAAGACTGGGTAGCGTTGCGGCTCTTGTACCTCATACTGTCGTCAGACCCAAGCGCGGCTATGTTGCCTGATGTACAGAAGACAGTTGATCTGTATGGGATACGCACCATACTGAAAGCGTTTGAGTTGCTCAACCGAGAGATCGCCAACGACGGCAAAACTTTTGGGCATCCAGAGGTCAACCTGACAAGATACGTTGAAGCAAATGGAGAGCGCTATGGCCTCGACACCTGAAGTTAAAGTCAAGGCACGTGTGCGTGCCATACTTGATGCACTAGGTATCTACTACTTCATGCCCCCTGCCAACGGATACGGCAGGCAAGGCATACCCGACATCATCTGTTGCATGAACGGCAGGTTCGTAGCCATTGAATGCAAGGCAGGCAAGGGTCAGTTGACTGAACTACAAAAGCGTGAGCTTGACAAGATCATGAACGCTGATGGCCTGACCTATGTTGCACGAGAAGATAATTTAGTGGAACTCAAAGCCATGCTACAAGAAGAGATGGCACCCACACGCAAACGTGTGATTGTTAAACGAATCCCTGCACCACCCGGCACGGTATACAAATCAGCAAGCGAGATCATTGCCGAAGAAGGTCTTGATGTACTGCATAGAAGGCCAACATGACAACACTAATAACACTTGACTTTGAAACTTACTACGATCAGCAATACAGCCTGAAGAAGATCAGCACGGAAGAGTACGTGCGTGACAACAGGTTTGAGGTGATTGGCTTTGCCTACAAGATCGATGATGGCCCGACCTTCTGGATCACGGGCAACAACACGTACATTCAAAAGGTACTAGACCACCTGCCTTGGGATGATGCGCTTGTGCTTGCACACAACACCATGTTTGATGGTGCGATCTTGTCGTGGCGCTATGGCGTTAAACCCAAGGGCTGGCTAGATACCATGAGCATGGGGCGTGCCTTGCATGGCGTGGACTTCAGCGTGTCTCTCAAGTCAATGGCTGAGCGATACAAGGTGGGTGTCAAAGGCACAGAGGTTAACGATGCTGTGGGTATCGGGCGTGAGTTCTTTAAGCCATCGCACCTTGCCCAGTACGGTGAGTACTGCCGTAATGACGTTGAGTTAACGTACGACATCTTCCAGAAAATGATGAAGGCAGGATTCCCCAAAGGCGAACTCAAGCTGATTGATCTGACGCTGAGTATGTTCATTTACCCCGTGCTACGTCTGGACACCAAAGCTTTGGGTATGCACCTTGAAGATACGGTGGCACAGAAGCAAGCGCATCTGGTCAGCGCACTGAAGGCCGTGGGTAAGCAAGACCTTGCGGTCAAGCACATCCTTGGCGACGAGGAAACACGGGCAGAAGTACGCAAGACGTTGATGAGCAACAATCAGTTTGCTGAGATGCTCAAGGGTCTGGATGTGATAGCCCCCGTCAAGATCAGCCCCACCACAGGCAAGCCAACTCTGGCCTTGGCCAAGAGTGACGAGGCGTTCAAAGCCCTGCTTGAGCACGAAGATGTACGGGTGCAAGCCCTGTGCGCGGCACGCATCGGAACCAAGTCAACGCTTGAAGAGACCCGCACCCAGCGGTTCATTGACATCAGCCACCGTGGGGCGTTTCCTGTACCACTCAAATACTATGCTGCCCACACGGGTAGATGGGGCGGTACAGATTCAGTCAACCTGCAGAACCTGCCAAGCCGTGGGCCGAACGCAGGCAAGCTGAAGAAGGCGATCCTCGCACCCGAGGGTTATGTGTTCATTGATGCTGACTCTGCACAGATCGAAGCCCGTACGTTGGCTTGGGAGTCAGGTCAGGATGATTTAGTAGAGGCGTTTGCAAATGGCGAAGATGTATACAAGATCATGGCAACAGCTATATACGGCAAGAGTGAAGCTGAGATCACAAAGGATGAACGGTTTGTCGGTAAGACTACTATTCTTGGTGCCGGATACGGCATGGGTGGTGCGAAGTTCCAAGCCCAACTCAAAACTTTTGGTGCTGAAATGTCGACCGATGAGTGTGCGCGTATTATTTCGGTGTATCGTGATCGCTATGCAAAAGTCCCAGCACTTTGGCGTGAATCGCAGGAAGCCCTGAAATGTATGAGCCGTGGCATGACCATGAAGCTGGGTAAAGATGGCCTGCTCACAGTGAATGAGAAAGGCATCCTCCTCCCGAACGGGCTACACATCTACTATAACGGCTTGCAAGAGGTCATTCAAGAAGACAAGCGGCAGTTTGTGTACACCACTCGCAACGGCCCCAATAAAATTTATGGTGGAAAGGTGGTCGAGAACTTCACACAAGCCATTGCAAGGTGTATCATTGGCGATCAAATGCTGAAAATTGCTAAGCGATACAAGGTCGTGCTTACCGTGCACGATGCTATTGGTATTGTCGCTAGGCAAGAGGAAGCCGATGAAGCGCGGGCTTATGTGGAATCCTGTATGCGCTGGGTTCCCGCATGGGCTGAAGGTTTACCAGTCAACTGCGAGAGCGGTATGGGTTTGAGTTATGGAGATTGTTGATGGCAAAGATTCCTGCATGGTCATTCAGTAGCCTGAAGACGTTCACCACCTGCCCCAAGAAGTTCTACCACACCAAGGTACTCAAGGACATCAAGGAACCCGAGGGTGAGCAAGCCCTGTATGGCAAGCTGGTACACGAAGCCGCTGAACTTTACATACGGGATGGCAAGGAAATTCCTGAGAAGTTTGCCTTCATCAAGCCTGCGCTCGATAGCCTGCTGAAGATGCAGGGTGAGAAGTTCTGTGAAATGAAGATGGCACTGACTGAGAAGCTAGAACCCTGCGACTTCTTTGATCCTGACTGTTGGTTCCGAGGTGTGGCTGACCTGCTGATCGTTGACCGTGAGAAGGGTGAAGCCCGTGTGGTTGACTACAAGCTAGGCAAGTCACGCTACGCTGACCTTGGGCAGTTGGAACTCATGGCACTTGCAGTGTTCAAGATGTTCCCAGAAGTCAAGAAGGTCAAGGGTGGGTTGCTGTTCCTGTCGGAAGACAAGTTCGTGCCATCCGTCTATGAGGTGGAGCAGCAGCACAGGTACTGGGGCAACTGGATGCCCAAAGTAATGATGTTGGAAGGTGCCTACAGCGCAGATATTTGGAATGCAAAACCTAACGGATTGTGTAAAAATTACTGCTGGGTGTCATCCTGCGCCCACTGTGGAAGGAAATGATATGCCCTACGTAAACAAACCCAGACCCTACAAGAAAGAATACCAACAACAGTTGGATCGAAATGAATTACCTACAAGAAGAAAGCGTGAGCAAGCACGTGACCTATACGACCGCGAAGGCATTGACCGTGCGGGAAAAGATATTGACCACAAGCGCCCTTTATCTAAAGGTGGAAGTACATCCAAAAGCAACTTGCAACTCAAGACGCCGAGCGCCAACCGTTCATTCAGCCGCAACAGCGACCATACCGTGAAGGTGAACAAGCCCAAGAAGAAATAAGAATACGTGCCGCGTTAGGTGTGAGTGGCGGCACGGGGGTGTTACTAGTAAAGTTGAACCCTTAAACCACACCAGCCAGAGTTTTTACATTCCGTTTAAATGATCTGACCGATTGACACCCGTAAGGTGTCACATAGCGATCGAAGGTGGATGTCACTTTCGGTCTGTTTTGCATTGGAGTACACATGGAAATCATTGACGGAAAAGCATTGAAACTTAGGTTGAAGAACCCGTACAAGGTTCTCAACGTCATACCCAAGAGCGCATTGCTTGAGGAAGGCCCCATCAGTACAGTGATGGTGCACTGGGGTTTGGAAGAAGCGCAGGTGCTCAAGAACCTGAAGGTCAAGAACGTACCTTCCCCCATCGTTGCCAAGTACAAGTGGCCGGGCATCTACCAACCGTTCACACATCAGAAACAAACAGCCGCTTTCCTTACCCTGCACAGGCGTGCCTTCTGTTTCTCGGAGCCGGGGACTGGTAAAACTTTGTCTATCACTTGGGCGTGTGATTACTTGATGAACACCAAACACATCAAGCGCGTGCTCATTATCTGCCCTTTGTCAATCATGCAGTCAGCATGGCAGAACGACATCTTCAAAGGAGCCATGCACAGGAAGGTTGGCATCGCCTACGGCTCAAAAGAAAAACGGCAGCAAGTATTAAATTCAGATGCAGAGTTTGTGATTATCAACTATGACGGGGTGCCCATCGTAGAGGATGACATCATCAAGGCAGGCTTTGACATGGTGGTGATTGATGAAGCCAACGCCTACAAGACTGCAACCACCACACGCTGGCGTACCCTGAACCGTAT